TCCTCCGTAACTATGGTTGCTTGCTGTGCTCCGGCCTTTGCAAGGCTAACTCCAGCTCTTAATTTAGCTAATTTTTCATTTTGTTCCATTTTTTCGTCTGCAATGTTGCCTTGTTGCATTAATCTTGCTCTTGCAAGGTCTTGTTGAGCCATATCATTGTCTTTTTTACGCTCATTTTCCATTGCACGTAGGTCAACTTCTCTAGATTTTAGTTTTAACAACGGATCAGAGTCAAATTGTGACGTAATTTGCTTCTCTTCCTTCATGTATTCTTCTGTCATTTCTGCAATTAACACAGATTTTCTAGATTCTATTTGATTTGTAAGAGCTTGTAGCTGTGCTTGAACCTGTGGATTTACAGCTGCCTGTTGTTGCATCATCATCATTTGTTGCATTTGCTCTCTAAACTCTAATTGTACCTGTTCTTGTGCCATTAAACTAATGTGTTCTAAAATATTTTTCTGTATCGCTGCCATAACTGCAGGATTATTTCTAACAATGTTAGTTGACATAAAATTTAAGTGAGCTGTGATGTGTGCTCTGTGGTCTTGACCAGGAAAAGCTTGAAAAGGTTTACCTGCTAACGCATTTATGTGTTCCATACTTGGGTCCATCGGTGCAGTCGGCGCTGGTGGCGGTAAAACCGCATCAACATTTTTAACACCGATCGCTTCGTACATGTTTCTGTATATTTGATACATGTTGTGTAGTTGTGGATTTGATGTTGCTATTTGTAATTGTGTTTGTGCAAGTGTAATTCTTTGTGACATCGAAAATATATTTGGATCTGCAACTGGTATGACATCTATTCTGTCGTCAAAGTCAGCTTGTTTCACATTTCTTGCACCACCTACAACATCGTATGGATACTCTGGTGGTAAATATTGTGATACGACTTTTGCAAGTAGTTTAAATTCATCTTTCATCGCTGCATAACATCTTTTGTGTATTGCGCTCATGACTCTTGAACCACGCTCTAATAGTGCAATCGTAGTTCCAACAGCTGCTGCTTGGTTTGCATCACCAACTTGCATGTCAGCTATTGCAGCAAATCTTTGTCCAGCTTGTACGACAATACCTAAAAGATTTAATAATGTTTGAGATGGTTCTTTGTATGGCAGTGGAAAGAATGCATCACGTAGATTACCACCTGGTGCATCAACATCTTTAAATTCACCTGGTTGTATTGGAGCTGCTTCGTCTCTAACTCTAACGCCTCTTTGTTTAAATCCTGCTGGTAAGTTTGATAACGTACCTGCGTCTAATAATTGACGGAGAGCCGCCGTTGCCGTACGGCTCAATCCGCCAATCATGTGAATGAGTCCAAAGCCATAAAATCCTAGTCCTGGCAGAAATTTAAAGTGGACAAAATATTGGATCTTATTTTTCTTTAGATCATCGGGCGCATAGTTTCTCCGAATGGAGAGCACTACTCGGCTGCCTTCTTCTACAGTTACAATGTAGGGCAATTTTATTCCTGTTGGTTCATTACTAGAATCAACTTCTTCAAAACCTTCTAAATCTAAATTAACATGACACTCTAACAAAGTGTACATAGTTTCTTGCTTACCAACTTTTTTAGTTCCGTCTAATTCTTTTTCTTTTTTCTCAACAGAGTTTTGTTCTACGTTTCCTGGTGGTGAAAGTTCTACGTCTCTATAAAAACCGTTTACTTGTTGTTTACGTAATTCATTCTCTGACATTTTAATTACGTGTATTATTGATTCTGCGTCATCCAAACTGGTCGCTGTATATGGTACTACTAATTCATCTGCTGGTACAAACTTTGATACGACTCTGCCCATCGGCACATCGTAATAAACTTTTTTAAATGTAGAACCTGCAAGTGGTAAATGAAATAACATAGAGTCAAACTCTGCTTCATACTCTTGCATTTCATCCATGATTAAATAATTCATGTAATCTTTTACACGAACAGCTTGTTGCTCAGTTGTAGGATTTTTAATACCTATCACTTGCGTTCTGACCGGTCCATCAGCTGGTAATAATTCTTTATACGCTTGTGCTTGAAACTGTGTGACTGCCTCTGCTAACACCGGGTGTGTTGCACCTGATGCACCTTGGAAAGGTTCTGTTCTATTTTCATATTTAAATCCTAAAAGATCTAAACCTGTTTTATAAGATTCTTCCCAATCTTTTCTTGATGCTTTATAGTCCATATAATTTTGAACCATATCATTACCGATGGGTTCTAATACATCATCAGGTAAAAGTTCTGCTAAGTTATCAAAATGATTTTCAGTTCCAGGGATATTTACTGCACCTGGCTCATAGTCTAACGTTACACCACCATCTTCTTCTGGTATAACTTCTATTGGTCCTTTTGGATCTTGTTCTGCTTGTTCCTGAACAGCTACTTCTTGTAATTCCGCCTCTGACGGAATTTCTTCTTTGTTTCTAGTGTTCGGGAGTCCTTTGTCTATTTCTGCCATTTAATACTCCTACACTTTCTTAGCACGTTTTAATAGACCTGACAAGCCTTGTGAGTCAGGGTTTAGTGATTCTGTTTGTGGGCCTTCATCGATACCAGCTAATTTAGCAATACCACCACCTGCAAAAGGCGTTAATTCTGGTCCTCTCTCTCGTAGTAGATTAAGATAATCTTGTTCGAGTCCAGCTATTCGATCCGCACGTGCTCGTTCACTACGAGCACCTCTAAAAAATTTTAAAAAATTATCTTGGGCAGTTTTTTCTTTTTCAAGATCAGCAAATATATTTGCAGCTTTAAGATCTTGTTGCGTTTCTTGAAATTTACCGGACGCCATATCTCCAAGAATAGTTTCTTCCACGCTTGGAAGACTGAACGGAGTTCCTTGAAAATCAGTTGTTCCTATGTTTGGCTCTTTTCTGTAATTTGTAAAAAGATTATCTAAAATTTTTTGTTCATCTTTTAATGCTTGTTCTGCTCTGATAGCTGTATCTGTTTGTAACATCTCATCATCAAAACCAACAAACTGATCTTTGGGTTGGTCTCTAAAAGCTTTAACCTGATCTTTTAAGTTACCAACTTTTAAATCTTGTTTTAGAATAGTATTTAATGTGTTGGTTTGTTTTAATACGTTTGCAAATTTATTTATCTGTTCATCGTTGAAACCAAGACCGCTAAATCTTTTAAATAATTCTTCTTGTGGGTCTATTTTTGTTTTCTCTCCGAGCGCATAATTAAATAAACTATCTCCTATTGCTTCTTTAAAAGTTTTACCTGTCGTTAGCATATCATAACCGACAATACCTGCTTCAGCTAAACCGGTAAAGGCTATTGCAGCAGGGCCAAACAGACCACTCAATGTAAAGGCACTGCCAAGTGATCTACCTGCTCTTAAAATTTGTGTAGCGAGAGCTCCCTCTTGAGGACCAAGTTTTACACCTGTTTTAATTACTTTCTCTAATCTGTTTCTACCGCTTTTTGCACACTCCGAAAGGCTTGCAGGTCCAGTCGCATAATTTATTCTACCACCATCTTTTTTGCCAAAAGTCACTCTACATTTAGGGTTAGCAGAAAAAGCTGCTAGTGATTTTTTAAATTCATCTATGCCCATTTCTTTTATTCTAGGAAAGGTAAGATCTTTTTGTTTTGCAAGATCTATTTGTCTACTAACTATGGACTGTTTTAAATCATCTCCTGTTTTTCCAGATATTGTAGAACGAACAGTTTTTATTAATTTGTTAGCTTCGGCAGGTTTTATATTACCTGCTTTTAGAGACGCCTTTATTGAATTCTCTAATTGGTTTATGTCTCTTGTTGCATAGGTTAAATTTGAAAAAGGTTCTGCTGCTACTCCTTTTTGTCCGTGTAATATTTCTAATGTAGGAAATCTAGGACTCCATCCATAATTATCAACTTGAATTTTTTTTATTAAATCTTTAACAGTAATTTTAGACCCTGGTTTAAAAGGATTATCTACTTTAGTTACAGACAAATTATTTATTGCTATTTGATTATTATAAACTTCAGGAAAAAATTTTTTCATATAATCAGTATTAAAATTTGATTTTTTGTGCATCTTTCCATTAAAAGAAAAAGAAACATTTTTATACGGTAGTTTAATACCTTTTTTCCAAATTATACGTTTACCATTTTTATCAAAGAATTGTATTGGTCCATCTTTAGAACCTTTATTTGTATTCCAACTTCTCAAAGCAAATTCCATAATCTTATTAGATGGAAGTGCTGTACGCAGTTTTTCTCCTCCCAATCCAATATAAGTTGGATTACCCTTTGCTATTTCTAATGCTTTTGTTAATTGATCAGACAAAGAAAAATTATGTAAATAGTTAAACGACTTTCTAGAGTAATTAACTTTTAATAAATCTAAACCTTGATCCTTTATTGAATTGTATGTTGGAGATTGATTTAAAATTCTTAAATTTCCTGGTTTGTTTATTGGGATACCTGTTCTTTCTGATATTACATTATGCCAAAAACCATTAAGAGGTTTATCACTAATTAACATATCTCGTAAAACTTTATCTATTTTATCAGCTCTTGATTCTAATAATTTTAAATTTGGAAAACTTGTTACATTTATGCTTTTTGCATTTTTAAGTTTAAATTTTTTCTTTACTTTTTCTCCTATTTCACCAATCGAAACATGTTTATCTCCAGCGTTTGCTTCGGAAACTAATTTATTTATAAATTTTGTTTTTTCATCTTGAACAATTATTTTTTTTGAAACTTCAGGTTTTTTATCAGAGTAAAAAGTCCCAAATTGATTTGATACAGGATATTTAAATTTTTCAGTTTTTACTGAACTGGTTGCATATCCTGGCCGTGATCCATCAGCACTTGGTTGCACCAACATGCCACCATCTGCTTTACTAAACCTTTTACTTGCATCTTGAAACATTTCTCTGTCTAATGCTTTTTGTGGTCTATCGATTTGATCTGCTGTTGTAACTTCGCCTTCGTCAAAGAGTTCCATAAGCTCTATGATTTTAAAATCTTTCATTACTCTCCTAACATGTAAGCAACACCACCGCCGGCTCTTTTAATTTTTTGTTTAACAGGAATATCTGATGCCTCCTCTATAATTTCTTTTTTAATTATCTCACTAATATCATCAGCATCTGCCGGTGTGCCATCCATATCAAATTCTACTTTGTACTCATCATACTCGGCACCCTCTTTTAGAATTGTTTGTGTGTCTGGATCAGCATCTTTTCTAGGCGCTTTATATTCCATGACTGTTCTATCATTTATAGTGTCGAAAGTTTTCTCATCTGCGATTCCAACACCTGCTTTATCTTTTGTGATTTGCATATCACCTGTTGTAATATCTTCGGTCAATGTATACTCATCACCATTCTTACCTACATAATTATATTCATTTACTCTCTCTTGAGGTTTTACTTTTGACTCTTTACCAAGAAGTTTAATTTTATTTGCAAGGTCGAAAAAATATTTTGGTGGTGCGTTGGCCACATCTTTAACAGATTCTTTTACAACTTGTTTAGCAGTTTCTTTTCCACCTGTTCCAATCAAACCAGATTTAATTCCAGCAATCGTTGCAGCAATACTACCCATGATTCCTAAAAACTTACGTTTGCTAGGACTACCAACTTTAAATCCTGCACGTCCACCTTGTGCAAAGTCTTCTGGTGGGTCAAATTTTCTTTTAGATAAAGCATCAAACGCTTCACCGTAAAGTTTTGTCTGTTCTTTTATTGGAAGATCATCGTAAACTTTACCCATTCGCTCTGCCATTTCTTCTGCAACTGAAACTGCATCAACTTTTCTATCACCG